TTTTACTTCTGGGACAGAAGCAGGAAATAATATTCCCTCTTCAGGTACAAATGTAGTAACTGTTGATTACAATAAACAAGTACCTGTAGTTAAATTAGCAGAAGATAGAATAAGTATAGATAAATATGGAAAAAAAGAAAAAGTAATTGTTAATGAAGAAATTAAAGACCCAAGACAGGCAAGAGATATAGCATTAGCAGAAATACAAGATTTTTCTACTCCTGGATTGAATGGTCAATTCAATGTAAAAGGAATTAATATGATACAACCAGGTCATACTGTAGATGTTTACATACCTTATACTGCAGCAAGTGGGACTATGAAAGTAACTAATGTTTCTTATAATATAAATCAAAATACTTTAAAGTCTGAACAAATTTTATCTTTACAAGCTGGTACAAGGAAAGGAAATATTTCTGATGCTTTCGCAGATTACATGATATCACAGCGTCAATTACAAGCTGAAAAAATAGATGTAAGTGATATATTATCTAGGTTAATGAATCTTGCAGGTTCTGTACAAATTAGTATGTTATCATGGTATGTTAAAACAACAGATGTAAGTGGAGCATCTATTTGGGATGCAGGACATACTGAGTGGGATAGTGCTACATTTACGTGGGATAAATCAGGAACCAATGCAGTTACAACACAAAGGTCTGGAGGAACCTTCTAAATAAATTTAAATATATAAAAGAAATTATAAAAATATGGCAATTATAGCAGGACAACAAATAGCTGCAGATGATGTAATGAACGCATTTGGTAAGATTATTAAAAATTCTTCACAAGCGATATTTAATCAATATTATAAAGGATGGGATGCTAATCTTAACGTAAGCGGAACTCCTAACTATACTAATTTTGCTGCAGACCCTTTTATTACTCTTGGAAGTTCTCAACGCAGAACTACTTTACATATAGGAAGTCCGACATATAATCAATCTAATTTCAGTGGTGGAGCTCCAACAGGTTTCTATGTAGATATTGATGCAGACGCAATTACTAATACAGGAAGTTTTGGAATTTATGGTTGTAACTTTGCACAAATAGGTAGTAATAGATGGAGATTGCTATCTACAGGAGGAGCGTTATATGGTACAAATAGAGCAAGAGTTATGGGTGTATTATTCGTAGGAAGTCCTACGCCCTTTACAGGTTCACCATATCAATTTAATTCTCCGAGAGCGAGCAGTACATACATTACAACACCAACAAAATTCGCAAGTCCAGACCCGATGGATTATGGTAGAAGAGCCTCAACAGCTATTGTAGCTAAAATAGATTTAACTAATAATCAATCTGGGGGAAGAACTTTAACTTTTCCAGCAAGTGTAGGTAGTATTGAATCTTGGTCAAGCGTAATTAGTGCAGCACCAGTAGGTAGGTGGGAATTACCAGCCGAAACTGTGCTTAACGATGGTAATACGGATGAATTTTACACAGATTTAACTGCAGATATAAAAGTAAACGAAACTTCTGCACATTTAAAAATGACAGATACAGGAGCAGATGGTACTGGAGGAGTTGCAGCGATGTGGCTTATGTCAGGAGTAACTACATTTAATGCACTATATTCTCAAGCAGGTTCTGTAACTGTAGCAGCAACTAAAGATTTTAATGTTGATGATGGAATGCCTGTATTTTCGGCCTTAACGCATCCTGGAAGTGAATATTTCGTATCAAATAATTATGGAGGAGGAACTGGAAGTATTACTAATGTAATAGTTGTAGCAAACACAGCTACGAGCGGAACTAACGCAACAACCTCTTGGGAAACATCTAATAGAACTATTGAAGATATGGAAGCGGTTACATTAAATCAGATATTCAGATTTTCAAATTCAGCAGGAAGTAATTTATTTATAAAAGGATGGATATTAACAAGCGGCACTAATGCTGCCAGACAATCTATATCTGAATATGCTACAACTTGGAATTTATACTAAAAGAGGAATTTAAAAATTAAAAATGACAGTTACAAACATAGCTAGAGAATATATTGCTGCGATATATGGAGGCAGTGCTTTAGGTTCTCCTGCTTATATAGCAATAGATACAGGTTCACAAGCATGGTCTAATTCCACAACAGGATTAACAACAGAATCAGATAGAAATTTGGTATCATCTATAGATTTATCTACATTGCAACAAGTTACATGGACTGTAGATTTTAATTCAGTGGAAATGTCAGGTTTAAGTTTAAAAGGATTTGGTTTATTTCCTTTATCATCAGGAGGAAAAACACACGCAGGAGATGGATTTGCAGCTTTACAATTTGATGGAACTGAAGAATTACAAATACAAATTTCATTAAATGTGATTTAATATTTTAACTATAATCTTAAAATATATAAATAGGATAAATTTAAGATAAAATGGAGGTTAAAATGGGAAAAGAATGGTATAAAAGTAAGACGATATGGACCGCTATTGCGGCAGGTGTATTGACTACTATATATCAATTAGGATATGTAGATGCTAGCCAATTCCAAACAATTGGAGGAGTATTAGCTGCATTTGGTCTATATGCTTTAAGAGACGGAATAGGTAAACCTATTGCACCAATACTAAAACAATAGTGTTTATCTTTTTTATTTTTTTTATTTTCTAATTGTAAAGTTTTTTTGTTTACAAGCAGGACATTTATCTTTATCCATAAATCTCCAAACAGCAACAATTAAACCCGGAATTACAAAGGCAAATAACAATATCATTGTTAATATACCCCAACCCACACCATAAGTAGTAGGTTGTACAGTTGCTTTACAATTCTTACAATACAAAAGTTGTGTCATATTTATTATCCTTATTATAATTTATAAACATATGTATCTCCTTTATAATTTAATACTTTTATTTTTTCTTTTAATTCATTTTTAAATATATATGAGTATACAGATTGTTTATTTTTAATTAAATCTTCTTCAGAATTGGGTGTAATTTTTAATATTTTATTAGATTGTAATAAGAAATTATTTATTAATAATTTCCACCTACCACTACTTTTACTTAATAATTCCAATTCTTTTAAAATTTCATCTGAATCAAAAGTTTCAAATTTTTTTACTTTTTCATAATTTATCATTTTATTTACTTCCAATTATTAAATTCACAATGACATTTAGGACATTGTATTGTTTTTCTTGAACCTTTTCTAGTTCTTTTGTTAGGAGGCCATTCATGTTTACAGTTTGAGCATCTCCAATATGTTGTTTTCTTTTTTATTTTTGTTGCTTCTTTTATTTTAATTTTGTTTTTTTCCATGTCTGTACTAATTTTTTGGCATCTGTAAAATCTAAATTAAATGTATTCATTATTTTGTATATTATTATTTCTTTTTCAAATTCATTTGTTAATTTTTCATTTTCTAAATTATCTAAATAATCAAATATATCTCCTACTGTTATTTGTTCCATTTTCATTTTTCAACCACAAAATTAATACCTTTATTATATCTTCCTAATAATTTAGTTACAACTTTTTCAGCTAACAATTCATCATCTATTAAATTAATTATTCTTTCTGCCCATTCTTCTCTTGATTTTTCTATATATTCTTTTGAAGATGTCATTAATTTTTCAAATTTATCATTTTCATAAAGATTTGGTTCCATTTCTTTTTCTTTAAATTTTATATTTTCCATTTTATATTTCCTTTATTTTTTTAAGACTTCTTTCAATTAATTGCTTTTTTTCTTGTATTTTATCTACTTTATTAAAATCCAAACCCGCAACTTCAATATCTTTATTATATCCTTCAATCATATCTTCATATATTCTAATATCATTCTTTCTATCATATTTTTCGTGTATTTTTATATTTTTCATATTAATAATAAAAATTTGTAATATATAAATATTTATATACTATAGTATATAATAAATAACATTAGTTTATTGTATTTTTTTTCTTTTTTGTATCCTATTCTTTATAAATTTTTTTCTTTTTAATAAAAATAACCATTTTTTATTTATAAAAAATATTTTAAAATCCAATATTGGTACATTATATGAAATTAACTTTTCTTTTTTAGCTGTTAGTTCTTTCTGTTTATAATCAATCCATTTTAATTCTTCTTCATAATCACTTGTATATGAACGTGTCATTTTTATTACATAATATCTTATTTTGATAAGGACAATGTCCTAATTGTTTTATTTTATTACACATAAAAAATAAATTATTTCTTCTGTAAAGATAATAAGGTTGTTTTTCTATTTTTACACTGTGTAAGAATTTTTTAGTAGATAAAAATTTTCTCATGACCTGTAAAGTTTCTGGATAAATTAATCCTAATGCATCTTTTAAATACATTATAACACTATATCTATCAACATAATTACTTTCTGGGTTAGACATTATTTTTAAAATACAAGGAGGTAATTTATTTTTAAAATCTACATCTAAATCTACTGTATGATTTACAAATGTTTTATCAAAAACAATTACTTCATCTGTTTGAAAATCAAATTTACTCATATCAAAATATTCTAATCCATACTTATTATTACAATATTGTTGTTTCAAAGCTGCTTGTTTAATTAAATCTGGATGTTGTAATTCAGTAATAGGAATACAATATCTACTCCTTCTTAAATTATAAGTATTAGGTATCCTACTCAATCTTGCTGTATCTCCTATAATTTTATCATCACATATTATATCACTTTCTTTTATAATTTGTTTTTGTGCATTAAATAACGCACCTTTTGGATACTTTAAATCTTGATAATTTTTTGTATATACATAAATATGATATCCACCTCCTGAAAAATAAATAGAATGTTTAAGCTGTTTATTTATTAAATAAGTATGTAATTTTTTAGCCATATCAAATGCTGAATCCCCATCAAAATCAAAAAATATTCTATCAATTACAGAAGTAATATAATCAGGATGTCCATTATCTAAATATAATTTAGTGGAATATATATTTAAGAAACAATCTGTTAATCCATTCATAGTTTTTAATACTTTATCTAGATTATTTTTATCTTTAATTAATGACCTTCCTTTACCAAATTCCAATGGATATTTCATAGACAGTAAGTAGGAAATTTAAGGAATTGGCAGAAGTTATGCTAGTATCAGGCCACAGATTCTAGCATTCCTAGTGTCAACTGTTCCCATCTCCTACTTGATTTTTACTGAAGCAATGCTCTTTATAATCACAATAATCACATAAAGGTGAAATTGTTCTATCAAACATTATTTCATTACTAATATCTTCTCTAACTTTTAAAACTTTTTTTTTCATATATTCTATACTTTTTCTATTAACTTTTTCTATTATTGTTTTATTGGTATCTACAAAATGTATGCCCCAATGTGTGACAATATCTTTTGTTTCTTTTTCATATAGATAAGTATATAGAGATAATTCAAATCTAAAATAATCTAAATTATCTTTTTCTTTTCCTGTTTTATAATCAATTATAATAGTATTATTTCCTTCTTTTTCTATTCTGTCAATAATTCCAATTATGTTTAATTCTTCATCATATATGTTCATTTCACTTTTATAAGGTTTATTTGGGACTTTTTTCAATAATTCTTTTATAGGAGTTACAATTTCTGGAAATCTTATTTCTAAATCTTTAAATACTTTTTCTTTATCATCATAAATATTTTCAAGATATTTATGTATTAAAATTCCTCTTTCTGCTGCATAACTGGTTTTAAATATTTCAAAATTTTCTATATATCTATATTTATATTGTTTTTTGCATGCTAACCATGTTTGTATTTTAGATTTTGATAATCTCATTTTAATATTCAAATAAATCTTCTTTAATTATTTTATTTTCCTCCTTTTCAATCCAATTATATTCTGATTCAAGGTTTTTTGAGTTTGTTATAAATAATTTTGATGAAATAGATTTCACACCGAAAGAATAATTCCATCCTAATGCAGAATAAATTCTTTCCACTTTATTATCAATTGTACTAGGCATCATTTTTGACCAATCTACTTTTATATTTTTAGGTAACTGCCAACTAAATTCAAAACTTATTACATCTGTTCCAATTCCTTTATCATAGTAAGGATAAATAAAAATAAATTTTACTTTATTTCCTTCTTTGAACTGTGTTTTAAGATATTTATTAGAGTATTTTGCTCCTCTCACATGTGGAACATTTGATTTATATGTATTCAATGGTTTAGTTATTGCTTTTGGAATTCCTATATCATCAAAAGTATAAAATCCTTCTATCAATTTTTTCTTTTCTGTTTTTATGAATTCATCAATATCAGATTTATTTTTTTCTTCTAATACCATCCTAAATAATTTCTTTTGTATTTTTTGTGCAATATAAGAACTATCACTTCTTATAACTTCAAAACCTACTATAACTAATTTTTCAGGATTAAGTATTTCACCATCTAAATAATTTACTAAACCAGCATAACGTTTTTTACTTTCCCCAAAAAATACTTTACTGAATAATTTTTCAAATTCCATTTCAAAATTATGTACCAGAATATTATGTTGTTGTGCAAAATCTTTATAAATAAAATTAATATAAGAACATATTTCCTTTAACCTTTCTACAGCATTTTCACCTTCTACTTTTATAAAATTACTATCTGTATCTGCATATATAACATCCATTCCTTTCTTATTTACTTCTTCTTTTGTCCAATTTATGATTTTTCTTCCTATGTATGTAACACTTCCTGCTATTTCTTCCCTATACAAACGGTAGTGAGGAGAACCTAATACACCATAAAAACTATTTAATATTATTTTAATTGCATATTGTTGATTATAGTATTTGTTATAAAGAGAAGTACTGTAAGGATATTGTTTCATTAAAGATTTATAGTGTTTTCTTAATTTAAATAATTCTATCAATATATCAGGAATTAAACCTTTACATTCTTCTTTACTTTTGAATTTAATTCCATTACCTACATCTATTTTACCTTCTTTATTAATTGTTTCTGGGCTCATATTATAAGAGATAATTATGGAAGGATATAGCGATTTTAAATCTAATACTCCTACATTTTTATGCAATCCTGGTTTAGGAGTTAGAACTAATCCACCCTTTAAATCTTTACGTTTATGTGGTATTGTGGTAGGCAGAATAAACTTTTTATCTAGTTTTCTTATTAATAATACATCTGCTATTCTAGTATTATATTGTAAATCTTCCCAATTACAACCTATTTCTCTTCTCAATGTATCAAAATAATCTATGATACCTTTTTCCTCATTTAATAATTTTAAAAGTAATGTATCTTGTCTTGAATATTCTACTAATTTAGGTTTATTTTGTTTATTTAATTCTTCAAATGACATATTAATAGGTAATTTAACTTTTTCTTCTCCTAATTCTAATTTTGATATAGAATTTAATCTGTAACTTACTTTTTCACCTGCAGTTAATATTTTATACCCTTTTAATAAATCAAAACATACTCTGCCTTTTACTTTAAAATCATTTTTATCACTGATACACCAATTCATAGGTGAAATGGTTTTGAATTGTTTATCTATTCCTAATTTTTTACATCTATTAAATAAATATGGAAGGTCAAAATTATTACTGTTCCATCCTACTATTAAATCTGGGTCTAAATCTCTTATTTTATTTATAAAATATAAAAACATTTCTTTCTCATTTTCACATATTACAGTATCTAAAATTTTTTCTTTTAAATCAAATGTTATAACAGTAGGAATTAAATCATGGTTTGTCATAAAAGAAATCATGGTTACAGGTTTAGGTGTGTTAATAACATCTAATGAATCAGCGGTTTCAATATCAAAATATAATATTTCTAAAGGTGTATAAGATATTTGTTTTATTCTATCAACTAAATATCTAGTAGTATATCTTATATCTGCCTCCCAGGTTTTTAGATATTTTTGTCTTTCAATTATTACATCTCCAGGAACATTGACATAAATTCTTTTAATATTATCTCCATACAATCCTTTAAATTCTCCTCCTTCATCTTCTATATAAAAATAAGGTTGAAAATCTGTTATCAGTATTTGTTCTCTTTTTCTTGTTTCAGGATTTCTTGTAAATAGCATTAAATCATTTTTTCCATCTAATTCTATACACACCAAAGGTAATGTTTTTAATTCCATTGTTAGTAGTAATCAAGTAAATTTTTAGTTCTATGTCTTACACCTTTTTCATAATTTTCTAATCCATTTTCAATACATCCATCAATATATTCTATTCCTTTTAAAGCATTTCTAGAATGTTTTGATATAAAAAATTTTAGATATTCTTTATCCTTTATTCCTGTTATTATACTAGTGTAATCAACAATATGATTTAAATTATGTAAAGATAACAAACTTAATCCAAATGTATCATCTTTACCTTCTTCTGATAATATATTGTATTTATTAATCATTTTACAGCTTTCACATATGCAAGGTGATTGTTTAAAATCAGCTACAATATTATTTTCTGTAAGTATCCTTTCTCTATCACTAGATAATTTAATCATATCAAAATATTTTAAAGGATTAAAAATAGCTTTATATTTACTACCAATAATATAAGAGGAACTATCAAAAGTAATAAGAGGATGTTTGGATAATAAACCATAATAAGTTATCATAGGGATACTTGTTTTACCACTAACCTGTAATATATGAATTGGTTTATCTGGAAAATTTTCTTTAGCAAAAATAAGATATTTTGCTATTTGTTCAGGACTTGTAGATGGTTTTGGGGCTAATGCGTAACCATCAAATTGATGGTTTTTAGTTAATCTATCATACCAAGATTTCATTTCTTGATAAGTTTCTCCTTGTATTGTAGCATATAATTTAAGATTATTATTTTTTCTACTTTCTATCGCTTTTTCACTGTTAACAGCAGTTTGCTCCATTTTTTTAATAAACCCTTCTCCTGTTAATTTAGAACCAAATTGCATTGTTTCGGACATTGTATAAGGAGGTGTATCAAGTGTTAATCCTATGTTCGCAACCTTTTCCTGCCATCTTAAAATTTTAATTACATCAATATCTTTACTCATACTAACACTTTGATATCCACCACTATCAGCTATTATGGTTACATTTGGAGCTATATCTAATTCTTCTCTGTAATTATGTCTATCAAAATTATAAAAAGCAGATGAGAGAATATAAGGATAATAAAAAGTACATTCTTTTTTCCACCAATAAATACATTCAGAATAAGGAGTTTTTGGTTTATTATTAAATGCCCCTCCTATTGCTGGAATATATTTAATTTCTACCATTGTGAAAATAAAAGATAATTTACATAAAATTTTTCTTCATCATTATTTTTTTCATATCTTATAATTACTTCAGATGGTATTCCACCTCTTGGTTCAAAAACAAATTTTGCATTTAATTTATGTGGTAAACATATTTTCACTAAATCTTTTATTATTTGTACAGCTATAAATTCTTTAAACATTCCTATGTTTCTATATCCATTTAAATAAAGTTTTAGAGATTTTTCTTCTACAACAACCATATCAGGAACATATTTTATTGTAAGGGTTCCAAAATCCGGAAGTCCTGTTTTAGGGCATAGACTATTGAGTTCTTTAGAAGTGTAAATTACTTCATATTTGACATCTTTATGTATATTATCAACAGTTTGCAGTTTTGAAAGTTGTTTTAATTGTTCTGTTATGTTTTTATGCTTATTTTCATAACCGGTTATATCTTTCACTTGTTTTGATATTTTATTCATTGTTATACCTCAATTTTGTATTACTACTATCTAAAATAAATGGTGTTTGATAAGGTTGTTTATGATACATATATTCCAATATTTTCTTAATTTCTTTGATATATGTTTTAATATTCCATTCTTTAGATAATTTTTCAATCCAATCAAACATAACCATATCATCTTTAAACTGTTTTTCATTTAGACCTTCTATTAATGTTGCACAACAATTTTTACAAAGATTACGTGCAAATGGAGACTTAATAATGTTAGTCCTTCTTAAATTTTTATTATATATAAATTTTATAAGAGGCATTTTACAATGCAATGGTTTCCAATTATGTATTAAACATTTATTATTTTTTAAATATTGACATTCATTTTTATGTCTTTGACCCACATAAATCTTTTTAATATGTCCATTAACTTTCATTTCTATTTCTTGTAAATCTTTTTTATTTTCTTCAGGAATTTCTTTATATTCTATTTGACCCCAAAATTTATAAAAAGGAATTTTGCAACATCCAGCATTACTCATACATGTGTAATTTCTAAAAAATAATGAACTTATCCTGATTTTTTTAGGAGCGTTAAAATGATATTTTTTTCCTTCATATTCTATTTCAACATCTTCTTTTGCAATTAAAGCTATATATTTCATTTCTACATAGAAATCTTTGATTAGTGCAGATTTATTTATTTTCATATTGTATAGGGTCCTCCATTCCTATTTTTTTAAATGCTTCTAATCTTTCTATACAACTACCACATTTACCACAAGCTTTTTCTCTTCCTTTATAACAAGTCCAAGTTAATGAATAATCTACATTCCATTTTTTTCCACATAATGCTATATCGCTTTTATCTATATTAATAAAAGGTGCAGATAAAATAGGAGGATTCCAATCACATAAACCAATACTTTTTTTCATAGAAGATATAAATTCTATTCTACAGTCAGGATAAATATGATGGTCTCCAGAATGGGCTCCGTAAAATAAATATTTAGCTCCATTACTTATAGCGAATGATGTAGCTAAACTGAGCATAACCATATTTCTATTTGGAACTACAGTTTGTTTCATATTATCATCTGTATAATATCCTTCTGGTATGTTAATATAATCTCTTGTTAAAGCTGAGTCTGCTACTTGATTTAATACATTTAAATCTAAAATTATTTGAGGTACTCCTAATTTTTTACAATTAATCATGGCCATTTCTAGTTCCTTTTTATGTTTTTGTCCATAATTGAAAGACAATGCTATTACTTTTGCTCTGTTTTTAACTAATCCATATAACAAAGTAGTAGAATCCATTCCTCCTGATAATATTATAATACATTTTTCATTTTGTATTCCTTTAGTAATCTCTTTAAAAAAATCATCATCTACAAATGATTTATTTACTGTTTGTGTTGTTGTCATTGTCATTATTTTATCTCCTCATTAAATCTAAAAATTCTTTTCTAGCATCACTATCTGTTTTATATATTCCTCTTAATGATGATGTGGTAGTTTCTCCTTCGGTTTTTATACCTCTTATTTCTATACATAAATGTCTGGCTTTCATTATTATTATTAATCCTTTAGGTTTTAATTTATCATCTAAATATGTAGCGATTTCATCTGTTAATTTTTCTTGCACTTGTGGTCTATGTGCAAACATATTTACTGTTCTTGAAAATTTACTTAATCCTGCTATTTTACCGTTTGGTATGTAACCAATATAAAAATCTCCGAAGAATGGAACTAAATGATGTGAACACATAGAATAAAATTTACCCCTAATAATTATCATTTCATCAATTTTACTTTCAAAAGTAGTAAAATTAAAGTTTAAACTATCATCTACCCATTCCTTAATAAATTTTTTATGTCTTTTCGGTGTATTTTTTAATTCTTCCTTTGTAAATAAATCATCTGAGTATTCAATTTTCATCATTGTTTTCCCATGGATATTGTATCCATTCATCTTCTTTTTTTTCTATCGCCCAAAATTCTGGTTGAATTTTAGATTTTTTACAATAATGTATTGTGGCTAATTTAAAATTTATATATTTACTTAATGTTTTTCCTGTGTCTGCTATATCATCACATACAATAGTTGAATTAATATTACCATGGTCTAATTCTTTTGATGACCATACTATAGGACTTAGTCCTGTATATTTTTTAATTTTATGTGATAACATTGTAGCTATTATAAATCCACCTCTTGGAATTCCTGCCAATAATCCTATTTTTAAATCATTTTGTTCTACTTCAAATAAGATATTTTTTGCTAATTTGTCAATTGCATATTCTAATTCAGACCATGTCATTTTAATAATTTTTTGTTTTTTATTTTTTTCTACCATTATCTTTTCCTATTATTATCATACATCATCACATGTAACCTCGGTGTTAATTTTATATCATATTGTCCTGACTCTGTTAACATGTTTTCAATGACTCTTAATCTTTTTATTTGTATGTTTGATGTAACACCTTCTGCCATAAAATAAACATTTCTTAATTTTAATTTCTTTTTTAAGGATAATGCCATTTTAAAATCTCCTAAATTTTTAATTACAAATTTAAAATCATTTTCTAAAAATTTATTATATTGTCTTAATGCTTCTTCATTTAAATTTATTTTTGCTTCAGCACTGTATAATTTTGGACTTACATTGAACCTGACATATTGTTGTAACTCAGAATTATAATTTATTCCACTAGTTTCTATTTCTATTCCTCCCATTCCACCTTGTTTTACTATTTTTACTAAATCAACTAGGTCTTTTTGTATAGTAGGTTCTCCTCCTGTTATTACTACATTATCTGCAAGTTTGTTTTCTAAAATTTCCTTTGATAATTTTTCAGGTGTTACTGTAAATGGTTTTTCTTTACCATTCCAACTTTCTGGAATATCACACCAGTTACACTGTACAGGACATCCGAAGGTTCTGATAAAATAACTATAAACACCTAAATTTCTACCTTCCCCTTGGAATGCCATATATACTTCATGAACTTTCATTTTAATTCAGATGAATCTGCCTCTGCATAGGAATTACTAGTTTCCCAAATTCTTACTTTACAAGGAAATCCAAATTTAACAAATATATTTAACATTATTTCTGTAGCAATATTTTCTGCTGTTGTAGGAATATTTTTATTTAAAAAAGGAGGTATTTGATTTAAATTTTTATGGTCGTAATTATCATTTATCATTTTCTTAATATGTGTAAAATCTGCTATCAATCCTGTTTCTTTATTTACTGTTCCTTTTATCCAAACTTCAATTTTATATGTATGACCATGTAATTCATTACACTTGCTATCATATGGCAAAAATAATTGATGTGCTGAGTCAAATGTAAATGTTTTGTATATTTCCATTAATCTGCCCTCGGAGCTAAAATATATTTTACTTCTGAAAAATTTGTAGGATTATAATTAATTTGCATAGGATAATCATTTTTTAAAAACAATTTACAAGTTTTTTTATCTATTACTTGTAATATATTTAACAATTGTTCACCAAAAGAAGATTTACAATTTAATTCTTTTTCTAAATTTAATTCTAATCTATAAATATATTTTTTAAATTTATTATCTCCTATATGTATCAATAAATGTTTATCTAGTACCTCTAAAATTATATTACCTTCTTTGATTGTGTTTCTAAATCTAGCTATTTTTTTGCCATCTAATACATTTGGCCCAGATAAAGATATATATTCCTCAAAACTAAGATTTGGAACTTTATCTTGTTCAGAAATTTCTCCATTTATTAAAGGAACAGAAAACTTTTCTTTTTCAGACCTTATTATTAATTTTCCAGTTTCTTCTGTTACTGTTATAGTTGTATCAAAATTTTCTATTAATTTAATAAATTCTGATATATTATTTAGTATAAAATTGAATGGAACAATTTCGTGAAAGATTTCTTCATTCAAATGACCACTTACAAAAAGTGATTGCGAAGCTGATGTAGCATTTATATACAAACCATCTTTTTTTAATCTGAAAATAATATCTTTTGTATCAAATTCATTATTTATAAACATATTTCTAAGAAAATCACTTAATTCTTTACTATCTATTTTAAATTTCCCCATTTAACACCTTTTTTAGTTGTTCTATATTTAGTTCTTTAAATTTTTTTCCAATTATTTTTTTGTCATATCCTCTAGCTTTCTTAATTTCATATTCAAATCCTGGACCATCCATTTTATTGAAAGTTTTAACAGATTCTATTACAATATCAACCATATAAGGGGTATCTTTTTGCCATTGAGGACTTTCAGAATTTAGTTTGTTTCCATTTCCATCATAATCAACTGAAGTTCTACTAGTAATTATAACATCTACAGGCAAGGCTATTAATTTAAGTAACATTTGCCTGTACACATTATTTATTAGTCCCCAATCAAATTGATATTTAGGTCTATCCTCAGCTTTAATTTTTAATAAATTTACTTTAGAATATCCTTGTACAATTTTCCATATATCTGTTATAGAATCTACAACTAATGTTCCTTCATGTACATTTTTATATAGATATTCAATTGCTTCTTTAATTTTTTCATAACTTTTTACATCATCTCTTTCTAAAACATCTTCGCTAACCTCTAATACTTCTAATATTTTAGTATTTTTGTTTTTAAAATGTATAGATTTCATAATAGGGGCACTTCCCATTTCTGTATCAATTATATATACAGGTTCTTTACCTGTTAAGGCAAAATGTGTTTTACCTGTAGAAAAAGGTCCATAGATAGCAATCTTTAGTCCTCTTTTAGTTTCTTCTGCAGATTTAAATAAAGTTTCTTTTGGTAAGGTTTCTTCTATAAATCCCATCACCAACTCTCCACATTATCACTTGTAACTGGTTTAGGTGCATTTTCTGGTTTTACGATGAATTTTGGGTCAGCTTTTAAACCATATACATTTATAGATACTTGTTCTCCTCTTTCAGGGTCATTTCTATAAGAAGGTGAACCTATTACATAAACTACACTATTTTCACCAAACTCTATTGGAATTTCAGAAGGAACCCAACATGTAATTCCAGCTAATGTTGCTGGGTCATCAAATCCTGCTTCTAAATCATCAATGGACATAATTATTGTTCCATATTCAGTTGGTGTAGGTGATAAACTCATTACATTTGCTTTTACTATACAAAACCTGTTAAAATCATCTTGATGTTGTATAGCCCAATCTTTTAAATTTTTTATATTCACTTTATAACTTCCGAGCAATTCTAAAATTCTTGTAAATTCTATATCACCTGTAATTTCAAATTTTGTTACTGATGTAGAGTTTAACATATTTGGTGTTTTACTCGGATTACATCTAAATTTAACTTTCTTAAATAACGGAGGTAGATTATCTACTAATTCATTTCTAACATTCATAACATATGTAGATAATTGTTCATTACTGTTTTCCAAGGATGCTAAAAGAAATATGTTTCTACCATAATCATTCAAAGGCATGATTTGGCCGCGTTTCCAATCTGGTGATTGATATATTGGAATTCCTTCTTCATTTACAAGTCCACTTTCAACTGCTCTTTGAGGGTCTTTTTCATATTGTTCCAAAGCAAATTGTCGGGCTTTTCTTACATAGTCAATTTTACCACCAAATCCAATTATTATACCTTCATATGACTTAGCGTTGCTCATAAATTGTCTTTTATATCTAGATTGCATTCTTGATAAGATGTAATGTTCTTTTTGTTCTATATTTAAATTTGCATTTTGATATTCACTAAAGAATTTTTGATATTCATTTTCTAAGTCGTCTTCACTTACAGTCAATTTTATTTTCCATTTTAAAAACAATTCTTTTCTATCTACCATTTTTATCACCTAACTTAAATTTATTTTGCCTTACCTTAAGTTGATACTATTTATAATATATGGTAATATATAAATATTTATTTAGTATAGTATATAATACATAATTTAACTAAACTAAATTATGGGTTTATTTGATTATTGAGGTATAAATTGTCATTCCAACTAAATCTGCTATTATATCTAAACCACTAAACGTTCCTAAACTCGTAATGTATTGTCCCAATTCAAATATAAAAGGTTGTATTGTTCCGTAAAATCTTGGACTATCCTTAATACGTTCTGAAATATTGTATAAAACTCCTGTTGCTAAAAAACCTTTAAATAAATGGGCTACTTTGTCTGCGTTATCTATATTGTATTGATAAGCTATACTTGCTCCGCTTAATATTACTGCTCCCGCTATAATAGTTTCAAGTGTTTCTTTTTTAATTTTTTTCATAATAATAACGCTCAGTATAGAATACTAAGGAGGTATATATACCGAGCTGTTATATTATTGGGTTAATATATTTAAATTTTATGTTGTTCTTGTAAGTATTTTATCCTCGCAGGAATTACTAAATTTTTGTTACATTCATCACAACACCTTTCATAAGATTCTTTAAAAGGTTGTGGATTATGTCCATAATTTAAATAAGTTTTATTACATATACTACATTTACTTTTTTTCTTATTGTCTTTCATATTGTTTTTTATTTTTTATATATTATAACCCTTTTTGTTTTTTATTGGTTCTAAATTTTTTAATTCATCTTGATTTTTACAATTATCTCTCTTGATAAACAGAACGTCCATTCTGCTTAAATTTAGCTAATTTCTTTGCTAAAACCATATTAACTAATTTATTATTGATATTCATAGAAATTCTTGAACTGATAACAATTCCTCTTTTAGCAACCCTATCTTTAACATCTTGTATTGTTAACGGAACTGTAAAAACTCCTTCATCAAATAAATCAGAAATAATCTGGTTATAATCTTTACCAGTTGTTTTAGATTTTCCACTTCCTCTAATTATTTCTGGCTTCTTAATCTGAAAACTTCCAGTAACCATTGGTCTTAAATTAATTTTAAATCCTTTCTCAACTAATCCATGAAGTCTTTTTCCATAAGCCTCAAATTCCTCTTTAGTCATTAAAATATCATGCTTTTTTGCTTCTTTAGATTCACTATGAAATAATCTTCCTGTTCTTTGTATTTCTTCCCTCTTACTTCCAAATAAAAAGTCTACTTCAATTATATGTTCTAAATCTTTAATAGAAATTCCCATTTCCATAACTCTTGAAGCGATAAACACTTTGCTTGATTTTACTATTTCAATTCTATTTTTAGTTGCACCATGAATAAATGGAACCCCCAGAATATTAGCCAACCTTTCTCCAATCTCTATTTTATCAACAAATAATAATGTCTTTGTATCTTTTGCAACAAGGTTAGTAGCAAATCTAATCTTCTGTTCCATTGTATCAAAAATATAAACATTGACATCGTGATATTTCTTTCCAAGAAGTTTCATTAAATCTTGCCAATTTAATCCAATAGGAAATCCCGTTAATGCAAAAATATAATTAGTTCTTGAATCTTCTCTATAAGGACTGGCTGATTGCCCAATACGATATTTAGTTTTTACAGTAGCTAATCTGCTAAATGTATCTGCTGGAAGAACATGACACTCTCCATAAATTGTTAATCCAAATTCTTTGTCTTTTATCTTTTCATAACCTTGATATGTAGATAAAATTAAATTCCCTTCTTCAATATCTTTTAAAAGTTCTGGGGCATATTTTGGAAAATACTCTTTTTTCATTTGTTCCAAGATTGTTAAATTTGGAGAAATATACAAATTAGGTAATTGCTTTCCATCTTTAATAACCTTAATTCTGCTTAAAGCATAACAAGAAAAAATATCTTTTCCTGCACCAGTCATCCAATAAATTCCAATAGCACCATACTTTAAGAAATTATTCCATGCTTGTTGTTGAAAAACATATTTACCTTCTAATTTTATGATTGTTGGATTTGGTATTATATCTTTTTCTTCTACTTGTTTTGGAACAAAAGGTAAGCTTCCATTTTCTATAATCTTTGCTATTAAGTCAAATTCTTTTCCTAACTTAACTCTTGCAGTTCCTTTACTAATTGATGAAAGTAAATCCCCATATCTATCTTTAACTTCATCTTCTTTTCCTTCTGTAAATACTAAATTCCCATCACTTACAAAAATCTTTTCTGGCTCTTTTATGTTTAACTCTTTTCTCAAAAAGTCTGGCATATCTCCAAGCCATTGAGTATATTGATTTATTTTGAAAATGTTATATCCTTTTGTTGTATGGTCTAACCAACCAATAGAAAAAGGAATAAACTTAGGCACAGCAACAAACCACTCATTCTCACCAGTTTGATTTGAGTAGGTATGCCAATATTCTTCATACCATTCTTTTAATAAGTCTTTATCCCATTCAAACTTTTTCTTTAAGTCATCTAAAAGAGATAGATTAGTTTTTGATAAACTATTTATTTCTGTTTGTAATTCTTCATTCTTCTCTTGAAGTTCCTTAACCAATTTTGTTATTTTTTCTGACATATAAAAACAACTCTCTCTTTTTTAGAAAAAATTATACCTGACTTTCTGCCAAATTTATGTGCTTCTTCAATAGATATATTTCTCATTTCCTAATCTCCTTAATCTTTTTAATCTCCTTAATCTTTTTATCTAACTTATCCTTTGCTTTTTGAAGTGCTTTTATACTTTCATCAATTTGTTTACTTATATCTCCATCTAATAAATTATCAATATCCCTTTTAGCTAATTTATGACAAACTTCAATTTGCTGTTGTGTTGTTTGCTTATCATTCCAAGAATGAAGAGTATCGTGATATAAAAACTCCGAAGAATAATTATTTGGAATCAAATCTATTATTAGTTTTGTTTCGTCAGGATATTCTACAACTGCATGATGGTCTGAAATTCTATCTCTACCCATTGTAGTAAATCCATCTCTATAAGTAAAATACCTCATAACCTTTATTAAGTAAGCTATGCCATGATAAATAAACTCTCCTTCTGCTACAACTATTTTTCCATCTCGCCCAAAGTGTCCATACTTCTTAATTCTTATTTTAATTTTTTCAAATTCCTTTATTTGTTCTTGTTCTGGTTTCCAAACTAATTCTCCTTGACTTTTATTTTTCATTCCAACTCCTCAAAAGTTCTTCCATTATATTTTACCTTGCAGTATTTTTGCTTTAGATTATTCCACATAAATCCATCTTCCCAAATCCCATCTTCCCAATCTCCTTTTTGCCAAAGTCCATTTTTAAAAAGCCCATTGTTCCAAATTCCATTTTCCCAATTTCCATCTCTCCAAGTTCCACCATTCCAAACCAAAAAACTATCAGAAATATCTATTTCTGCATCTTTAAAAGAAGCGTCTTTCAACCAAGGAAATTTCTCTTCTGCTTCTTTACGACTTACTTTTTTTCTGTCTTTTATTACGCTTTTGTATTTCATTTTTCAATAGTCCATCTAAACCAAGATTGTATAAATTTGAAACTTTTTTCATTTATTGTTATATTTCTTAAATTAGCACCAGTTAAATTAGCATCAGTTAAATTAGCATCAGTTAAATCAGCATTTCTTAAATCAGCATTAGTTAGATTAGCATTTTGTAAATCAGCATTAGTTAAATTAGCATCAATTAAATTAACATTAGTTAAATTAGCATCAGTTAAATCAGCATTTCTTAAATCAGCATTTCTTAAATTAGCATTAGTTAAATCAATCTTTTTATTAACAGCTTTTTCTACAACCTCTTTTATATTTTTAGCGTCGTATTCACAAATTATTCGCCCAAAATATACATCTTTTATTTGTATTTTCATTTATTTCAAATCCTTTTTAGGTAAATACCTCTTTGCAAAAGTATAAACTTTCTTTAAATTCTTTTTCCAATATTTACAGTGACCCATTCTTTTATTGTGTTGTTGTGAAGTTAAATGATGAGCAAATTCGTGACATATATCACCTAATGTAGAATTTACTCCAGTTCTAATTATATTAGAATTATACTCATATGAACCAGCACCACCACGTCTATAACTTTGTGCTAAACAAGGAGTTATTATTTTAAAATGCCTTGACAATTTTCTTAATATTTTATTTTGTTCAAACTTGCATAATTTAATCTTTTCAAATTCTCCATACTCTTTAATTTCCCATTCATATATTTTTAATGTCATTTTGCTATATTTCCTCTATTAATTTTCATTTTTATTAATTCACCTTTTAATAAACTACATTTTTGATGTAATTTATCATTCAAATTTATTATTTCTTTTAATAAATCTTTAATTTTTTCTTTATTCATATTTCCACTTCCTCTTCTTTTTCCGCTATTATTCTTTTAATTTCAGAACAAATTATTTTTTCTGGAAATTTAAAAGTATCAACTAAAAAAGACCCTCTACATGCTTCGTCACAAAAATGTTTATTATTAATTTCTTCATTATTTTTAATATCATCCAAACAAAAAATTTTATTTCTTAATTTATCTTTACAAGTATAACATTCACTAACTTCTAATTTACATCCATCACAAACATTTTTTATTTCTCTTATTTTTGCCATTTTATTTTTTCCTTACTATACATAATAGATTTGTATATATTTAAATATTTATATACTAGAGTATATAAATACTAGAGTATATAAATACTTATAAAATTTACTATTATAAATATCTATGATGGTTGGCTGGCGATGGAATCTAAAATCTTAAAAAAATATATAGGTAAAGAAGTTATTCTTATATATGATGATGGGGGTCCTAAAAGTAAGTTAGGAACTATTATTTCTATAGATGAATTTTTATTTGAATTTTCTAATGTTTTATTAGAAGGAAAAACTTCTGTTTTAAATGTAATGAGGATAATAAACATAATTCCTAAGGAAATTAAAGATGGTGGTTGATTTTGTTTATAAATTTAAGATAGATTTTGACCATTATATTCCAACTAATGATAATATTAGAAAAGTTATTAAAAAATCTGTTAAAATACAAAATTTAAGGAATGGTGTATTAGGATTAACACTAACTCCTACTTCTTCACATAAATTAAATCAATTTTTAATTTTTAAATATTTTAAATTTGATGGATATACACCACAAATAAATCTTACAAAAATAAATAAAATATCAAAACAAGGTGATTATGAAGAAAAACATTTGTTTAAATTATTAGAATGTGTAATAGTACATGAACATTTACATTCATTAATATGGAAAGAAGTTAAAAGTAATTTTTGGCATTATTTTTTTAAACATAATAAAATGTTTTCTAAAATAGCTAATGAATATGTTGTATCAGCTTTAGCAGAAGAAGATATAATAGTAAATTTAAAATATGATAAATCAATTACAGTTCCAATTACAATTAAAAACACAGTGAGGGGTGTTGAAATTGTCAAAATTTGAACTTTTATTTAGTTTGTGGAAAGAATATTTTAACTTATGTTGTACAGCAAATCCTCATCTTGAAAAGCCTTTATTTCATGTATGGTTGGGTCAAATGTTAGATGTAAATTATTATTTTGGAGGTAGGTCTAGAAATCCGAGATTACATTCTTTTATAGTACAACCATCAGGAACAGGAAAAGGAGAAGGAATGAAATCTTTGTCAAGATTATTAGAATATACAGGAGGAATAAAATTAGATTCATTAGGAGTAGAGAAATATGATAACAAAGGACTGCCTGAATTTAAAAAAAAGTGTGTTTATATAACAAAAACGACTGATGCAGGTTTAACAGGAAGTTTTGAATTAGACCCTACTAGAAAGGGAAATTTATATGTAAGGACTAATGGATTATTGGAAAAATATGATTTGATATGTTGGGATGAAGGTTCCTTGCTTCTTAGTAGTGGTAAGACTTCTTACATGGCCACAGTTATGGATGTTTTACAAATGGCAATGGATGACCCAGGTTTAGTTTCTCATAATTTAAAAGCAGGACTTATACAATTTTATACTAATACAAGTATAGTTACAGGTAGTTATCCTGCAGGGAGTATAAATGAGGCAGTTATGCAGAGAGGATTAATGCAAAGAATGATTGTTACATTTGAAGATTTTGGAGGTGAAAAATTTGACATACTTTCAAAAAACAAATATAAATTGTATAATGTTATGGATGTAGATAGGGTTAATGATTTAATGAGAACAATTAAAGGGGTTTTTGAAGGAGTAAAAATAAAATCACAAATAATTAGAATTAATGAAGATGTTACAAAATATTTTTCTCTTAAATTAATGGAATTAAAGAATGATAATATATTAAAACAATACACAGATAAGAGGCAGGATATTTTATATTCATTTTTTAATAGGATAGATATTTTATGTTATAAAGTGGCAGTTCATAGATGTTGTTTAGATGAAAGGGAATATATTAATACAGAGGACATAGATTATGGGATAGGAATGGGTAAAGATAATATGAAAGCAGTTAGGTCTTTATTAGATAATATGGTGAAAAAGGATTATGGAATTGATTTGGCAAGGTATAGATGGGATACAATAGCAGATTTATTTGTTTCAGAAGGTATGACGAGGATGAATAAAGGAGATTTAATTAGGAAGTTAAAAAAATTAAAACAAGATGGGAGATGGGACCTAGGACTTAATAGGACAACTGATTTTCTTTCTAAATGTGTAAGTGAAAATAGATTAGGAATTACAGTAGATAAAGAAGGAGCAGGAAGACCAGAAACAGTTTATATTTTTTATAATAGAGATTTTAATTAAAAGAAAGGAAAGAGTATAAGATTGATGGTAAGAGGAGGTTGTTTGTTTTAAGAAATAAGGTTAGGAGTATTAAGAAGAAAGGGAGGGGGTGTTGGTTTAGGTTTTTTTGGTGTTTTGGATAGGTAAGATTGGAATAGGATTGGGTTAATTAGAGATTTGGGGAGGAATTTTTAGGGAAGGTGTTTCTTAATTATTTATAATATTAAAAATTATATGGTTGAGTATATATTAGTTATGGTATAAGAACTAGGTGTTTTGATAATATTATTTAAAATCATGGCTTTCATATACACGTAGGTGTAGATTGTAAAATATGCTATAGAAAAAGTAATAAAGGAGGAAAACAGCCATGATTAAATGTTTTTGGAAAGTGTGTAAAAAACACAGAGAGAACACCAAAAGATTTAAAAAGGTTCATAAAAAGACTTATAAAACTTTTGTAGAACTGTGTATTGTATTATTTTATATAATATTATTTATATAATAATTACTATATATACATATACGTACGTACTACGTAGTCTATTGAGAACATATATTTTTAATTTTAAATTTAATTATGAGTTACTATAGAAATCCCTATAATAAAATATATCCAGAAACTAAATATTTATATATCAGATACCACTTTCTGCATTTTACTCAAGGTGTTTTTTTTTTATTATTATAGAGTCATAAAAACACATAACAAAAAAATAAT